CAACGGCTGATAATCCGGTTTATCAAATGATACTTTCTGTGGCTCTGGTGCTTCCCAACGAATTTGATTTGCGTGTAACTCTGGCATTACTATCTCCTATCTTACACAGATGTCCCATACATTCCGTTATTTGTTACCGGGCCACTAAATGTAGTTCTCGGTGTGGTTTTACCACCTAACATTCCAGTGCCGTATATGTTTGACACCCCTCTTGCTGCAGCACCAATCGTGTTTATTGATGAGGCCAACACCCCGACCCTACGATTGCGCTTTGCTATTTTCGCGTTATACTTGTAATTCAGTGCTGCTGTTTCGTGTGCCGCTGCTTCCGCACCATAACGATAACGCAGTGCTGATAAATCTTCCGCCAAATTAAAATGCGCCCCACGTAATGCAGACTCTGCTGATGTACCAAGATTACCTTGGCCTGTCATTACGTTTAACCCCGCGGCTATTTCGTGACGTACCGCTCTATAATGCTGTGTGGAATTTAACGATTCTTCTTGGTATGCTTGTTTTTGAGCCTGACGTTCTTGTTGTTCGTTGAATTTGTTTTGGGCTTCCTGTACTTTCCCCGCCTGATAATTAGACACGCCAGACACAACTGCCGATGCAGTACCTGCTACCGCCGCTGCTACCGCTGAAACCGCTGCAATCGTCGTGAACGCCATTTCAATTCTCCTTTACATACACATAATACACTGTATCGTCTTTTTCTTCAACTACTTTTGTTCGTTTGAATCCAAAAAATTCTACGAATCTTTTGAACACCGGGTTACGTTCGTCTATCAACACAACAAACCTTGTCGCAACCCTGCTAAATATTAAGTCCTTGCAGAACTGTACCGCTTCTCTCGTATGGTTTTTTATCTCTTTGCTAAAAACACCCCAGACCCCCAACGTATCTACCAGTTCTTCCGCGTCGTATCTTATACATCCAATCGCCATTATTGGTTGCCCATCACACTCCATTACTCTTATTTCATCGCTCTTATCAATTACATCCGGGTCTACCTTACCGTTCTCGGTGCTGTTCGCTAACAACACAACGAAATCAGATGGTACAGCCCGCCTAAATTTACACGTCATATGTAAATCTCCTGTATAGATAATAAGTTCATTGGCTCTGGTGTATCACTCCGCAGGTTAATTCCAACCCCCGCTGTATTAGGATACTTCCCTTCGCCTTGGTTCTGTGCTTCCGCGTATCCTAATGGTATATCTAATTTAATATCACCGGTATACAATCTGTGTGCAGCATCATATTCTTGTTGTGTGTTCCACGCTTCATACTTGAAGTACTTATCAAAGTCCACGCTCGCGCCATATTCGAACGCACCTGTCTTGTTTAACCGCAAATACACAGACAAACTTTGCTGTTGATGGCCTTCGAGTTTGTTCCCAAATGCCGGCTGCGTATGGAGTTCGGCAACCATTGGCAACCCAATCTTAAACAACTTTGACTTTGGCAACACCACGCCGGAGTAAATATCGTGCGATACATCGCCGTTCTCATCCAACATCACTTTTATAAATTGCGATAAATCATCCCCGTATTTAATCCAAACCGTACGGTTGGCGAAGTGCGAGACAGGTTCAAATACTGCCAGTGTTTCACCGTCGCCTTGCGTGATTTCATCAAACGTATATGTTGGGTGTTCAATCGCAAGACGTTCAAATGTTATCTTGCCGTCGTTACGTTTAACCGCAACATACCCAGCGACTTCATCATTTGCGTGCGTGGTAACGAAATCTATTACTTCGTTATCAAAGTTCAATTCGGTGAAGCCCATAACTTTTTGTTCGGCCGCATAATTGAATAACGATAGTTGCTTTGTGTCGTGCAACAAATATATGTTACGGTCAAGATTATTCAACGCTTCGATTCTGTGAATTCCGCGTTCCATAATATGCTGGGTCAGATACCCCATCATACGCGGCGTATAATCGTCAGTTGTATAATCATATGCGATGGTATATAATTCTTTCCCGGTGATACCAACAAACATATTGAGTTCTTTATATTTCAATGGCATCACAGACTTACCGCCCATATTCGAAATATTTTCCACAACAGTCGTCGTTGGTGTATAAACCGCAGACCGACGATTGCTACCACCCGGATTAACAAAATATTCACCTGAATATCCACCCATATACAAACGCGTACGCGCCAACGTCCAGTTAATCTGCGAGTCTTCGTTGTTGCCAATCAGCCCTATAATCGCTGACGTGTCTAATTGTTCGCCGAACTCTTCGGAACTGAAATTGAAGTAATCGTCAGTAACCGACATCGCGTTCCACGCACCAAAGTTTTTGGTGTTGCATACAAACCCTAGGCGACCAGATACCATATAAACTTCTGACGGATGCATTCCGTCTTTTCCCCATATAGACCAAGCATAATTTTTTATAATATAATTGTTGCCACTTTTTGTGTTGCGTGGAATTTCGCCTTCCGGGACAAACACTACGATTGTTTGTGAATTCGGGACATCAACGACTGTTCCGGTGTTTGAACCGCTATGTACATATAACCACGTCACCCCACCGTCTGTTCGTGTTCCAAATGTATGTGATGGCTGTACATTACCGCAAGTACCACTCGTTAACGCTTTATACCAATGCCCGTTTGAATACGCGTAGTCACCAACTGTAACTTGTTTGCTTTGCCACCAAGGTTCTATTACCGTGTCATCATTGAAGAAGAATTTAATTTTACGACCAATCGTTTGTTCTGCGTCGATTGTACCAGTCGTCGTTTCTGTTGGTATATAATGTTGCGACTCATATGTGGCACCAGCCTTTTGAACTTCGTTATTTATTAACATATCGCCCGTCGTAATTACCATATAGTATTCGTCGCCATTTTGGTGCCCAGGTAAACCAAACAAAATTAGTTGAGAACCCGATATATATGCTTGTGGGCAAACCGTTCTTATTACTTGCCATACACGCTCACGAGTGATGGTGTCTTTCATCGTTACGTTACGCATCCGTAAAGAACCAGTTTCTCGATAGGTTTGTGTATTGTTAGCCTGATTACAAACGCCGGTAACAAGTGCTGTTGCTTGATTATTCCGTACACGGAATAATGAAACAGTCGAGTTGTTTGTGGTTAATGTTTTTTGTGACGCACTACCCCCAACGTATTGTTTTTTTACTTCACGAATATATGTGCTCTGTCCCGCTAATATTGACGGGAAGTATGTTAAAATATCACTTGAATTTGTTGGTATCGTCAGCGTTATGTTACCACTAATACCATCCGCCCATAATTCCCCTTTATAATCATCTGTCGTGCCAATTGGGAAATACGGTATCTCTTTGAACGCGACAATATTCGTATCAAATACATATTCGCCAGTCTCGCTGTCGACACCATAAAAATCTATTTCAAATGGTTGTACTGATTGATGACACAATATCAACCGGTCGTTAATCTGTTGCCACCGCAACTCTTGCGGTTTCACGGTCAATGGCATCTCAATATCTAAATCTTTATAATTGTCGCCGTGTATCAAACCAATCTTCAACCCTGCGGCTTCTTCGTCGTGCGTGCCATAAACCACAAACACCATCGGTTCATATTTGTTGATAAACGGAATCATCTTAATATCAAAATCATCTATCGTCTTTTCGGTGATATGATAAGTACCATAAAACTTTTTTATCCCACCAGATACCTGCGTCAGGAAATTACTCGAATAACGCGAAGACGACGCAAACGACTCGAGGTCTACACGACCAGCGAGTTCGCTCGAATACTCACCAGAATTAAATGCGGTGAACCCTTGTAACTTTTTATCAGAACCAGAAGCCATACCAAATCCTCGCGTCTTGTGTTTCAGTCGTCCCGGTCGCACTCGGCTCCATCTGTAATAACTGTTGACGACGCGCGGTCGAAACTTCCTTGTTATATATTTGATTCAAAAACGCTATGTCCGCATCCGCACCCATAATCTTACGCGCTATGCGCAACGCTAATGCCGCCGATATAACATCACAGAATAATGTCGGCCACTTCGACATAGGTACGTCATTCGAAATATACGGAATAGTGTCAAGCGGAAAACGAGTGTATAAATATTCGCTCGTTAAGAAATACGTGTGGCCCAAATCATACTGATTATGACGATACGGATACCGTTCGCCAAAGAAATATTGCGACAACCGACTGAAATCAGCCGGCAAATGATATGCAATATAACCAGAGATATGGGCTTCGGGATGGCTCTCTATATCCACCGGCAGCGCTTTCGTTACCTTGTAGGCAAAGAGCCACTCGAATTTATCTAATTCAGCCTTGACACACTGACCGTAGTGACGCTTACACAGTATCGCGTTCGGATTGTTTGTGTCGTTGATGTTCTGAATATTCAGCCCACCCACGTGGTCCAAAGCGTTATTAGCAATGTCAGTTTCGGTCAGTGTGTTCAACATGGCAACCTCACTAGTCTATGTTTTGAATATCAAGCACGAACACGCGTTCTTCATCCAAACGTGCCGCAGCCATCGACATGCAAGTATAGATTTGTTTTGCGTAAGACTTATCCGGACGTTCCGAAATAACAGTCTTCAAGTCAGACCAAATACCTACGCAGATTGGTTTACCAGCGATAACCAAGCACTTCGTGCCATGGTTCCACACGTCGGCATCCGACAAGTGCACAAACTTGATTCCGCGATACGGAGTCAAAGCACCGCTCGACAGAACTTGAGTGCCCATATTGTTCCAGTTGTCGTAACGTGGGTCTTGGAACAACAGTTTTTCTGCATCCGATGTTGTGTAGCAGATAACCGGATTCGCGCTAAGGTCAACGTCTTTTTTGTTCAACGCATCCAAGACTTCGTCCAAAGCTTCGGTGATTGTCGTTCCAGCAGCCGGAGTGATTGTGTTCGCAGCCGGCAACGCAACATATGCGTATGGTGAGGTGATGCCCTGTGGTGCTTCAGAACCAGCTGTGGTTACTTCAGCAACATTCGCCAAATTGGTGATAGCAAAACCCAAAGCCGCATTCACAAATTCAACGTCCATATGAGTTTTGAACGCCATGATTTGTGCTTGACGAACCGCAGATTCTTCCGCAACCAATGTCAACAGGTCAAACTGTGCAGATTTTTGCAAGCAGTTTTCAACCAAGTGTGGCGCCGGAAGCCAGCGAGATTCAAATTGCGCAGAATCCGCAACTGTATCACGGATACCCTGCAAGTCGGTCACAGTGCGAACTGTGAGTTTTTTCACATAGTCAATGACTTGAACGTCACGAACCGTTAAGCCGGTCTTCAACATTGTGGATTCCGCAGTGCGGGTTTCCCCTTGCTGAATAACAGGCTGCATCAAATTGGTGAACTGTTGAGCAATGAGCTGTTCGTTGTACTGATTGCTTGCTGAAGCACCATTATAAGTTGTACTAGGCATTTTTTCCCCTTATATTTTAATGTTTAACTTCGGCTTTCGCCACTCTTGTTAAGGTCATCGTTATGAGGGAAGGTCTGCAATAACCGCCTATAATAATTCCTTTCTTTCTTGTCCCGCCAAATCTTCCGCTTCGCCTTTTGCAACAGACGGAACTTCGTCTTTGGGAAGGGACTTCTTTGAAGATTTAGGTTTCTTACCTATCTCTTCGTTGAATAAGTCTACAACATATTGAAAAAAACTGCAAGCATTTTCTTTTCCTAAATATCCCCAGTGCTGCGCAACCCACAATACATCGTATTTTAATATGTTTAACATTACTTTCCCATCTTTCAAATGACGCTGCTTATGCATCATTCGCGCTACGTGTGGATTCTGCATCTTGGTCTCCATATGTTTCTTTGTACATTTGTTCTTTTACTTCCTCGAGATTGTCTACGGTAAACGTCGGAAACAACGTGCCCTTACGCAACTCGTTAAACCGCTTCTTGTTTTCTTCGTTCGCTTTCAATAACTCTTCGCGATACAACATAAAAACATCACGCATTTCTTTTGCACGCTGTTCTGTTTCGTACACAGCATAACTCGGAATCTGTTTTTCCAATAAGAAATAAAATATTTCCCCTTCTGTTTTGTGCACGAATGAACCTAGTACCATGCTTTTCTGTACCGGACATTCCGATGTTAAATCCGGGTCAAAAAACCAGACTTCTGTTCCAATCGGCATTGTGTGAATAATATATGGTTTCTTCATCTTAATTTCCTTTCATTTGTAATTCCGTTAGACGTTTGATTTCTTTCATTGTCTTTGCGTCATTCTGCGCTAATAACTTCGCTGTTTCTTTATCCGCAAGCATCTCTTTCAATTTGTACGCAGCAATCTCTGGCGTCTCTTGTCCCGCGTTGTAATTCTGTAACGCTTTAACTCCACCGGCCGCCGCTCCAATCGAATAGAACAATTTGGTCGCCTTATCTGTGCCTAACGCTTTTTCAACTTTATCGAGTTCTTCGGCTGTGAAGCCAGTCTTCTCGGTTATATCACGAACCGCCTGTTGGGCTACAGCCACATTCGCTTCGTAGTCGCTACCCCATTCTTTTTTAAGTGCAGCCGTACCTTTTTCAATAGCCGTATTCCACTCTTCATCGGCTTTTGTCTTGTTGGCGTTATCTTGCTCAACCATAAATTGCATCAACGATTCTGCCTGCTTCTTGGAAATTCCAAGGTCATACAATTTTTGTGCCGCAGCCTTAGCAAAATCATTATCCCCCAAACCGTAGCCCGATGCATCGTCCGGCCGTCCCAGTTGTTTATATACTTCGCTAAGGTCTCTGTTGCCGTCAGCATCCGCTTTCGGTATGCGAACCAAATCATTCTTGTCCATACCAACATAGGATTTCGTGTCGCGTAACGCTTTAATCACAGCCGCTGGGTCTGTGTAATTGCTCGATTGGATGAACCCCTTATCATCATCCGATAACCCCCAACTATCATAAAATGGGGTTTGTGCATTTTGGTTGCCACCTTCATTTTCAGCCATCAATCAATCTCCTTTATTCTGTGATAGGTTGCATTAAAATATCGCTACCGTCTACTGGTTTCAGTTCCGGTGCGCGAGGGTTTATTACTTTGTCTCGCTCTTCAAGAATCGTATCAACAATTATGTTCTTGCCAATCTCGACGAAGACCGAGTTCACGTTACGGCCAGAGTCGCTACCACGTAGTGGATTTCGATTACGCAACGACTCTAGCCAAACCAAAAATTCTTTGGGCAACGAACCAAGTGTTGCCCTTACTGTCTCGTTCATTGTCCGCCTTCACTTATTTGCTGTGCCTGCGCTATGTCTTTCATCGCACTGCCTACGCCCGGCGCTACCTGTGCCATCGCCATCAACTCTTGCTGTTGAGCCTGCGCTTCGTTCAACGCCGCCACTTCATCCGGGGTGCGCATCACGCTGTCCGGCACATTCATATTCGCTTGGATGTAACGCAACACCTTGTCCACATCAACACTGTTCACAACGTTGCTATCCAGTTGTGCGAATTGCCCCATCGTACCAACCAAGTTAATCGCCGAATTCACAGAGTCCATACGCTGGCCCTTCAACATTGGGTTATCGAGTAAGATGTCAAACGATTTATCCAGGTCTTTCAGTTCCGCCGGCATCTGCGGTAAGATTCCCATCTTGCCATAGATAATCAGTTCGGTCTCAATCAACGGCAATAAGAATTCACGCGCAATACGGTCGCCACTCGGAGCAACCAAGTTCGCACGCTCGTTCGATTTAATCATAGCATCAGTTGCACTACGGCTTTGCGTGTCACTCATCAACGCCATATATTTTGCCAACAGCACTGTCGATATTGTGTCTTGATATTTTTGAATCAAGTAATCCATAGACGGCAGGTCACCATACGCACGCAACGCCTGTACCATCGGACGGCCTTCATCGTCAATACCACCTTCAATTACCGAACCACTCGCTGCAACTTTCCGCGCGTCAATCACATCACTGTTGGTCAACAATGTCGGTTGACCCACCAAATCTGTTTGCTTCAAGAAATTAAACTGCAAACTGTTCAACGCCTTAATGGATGGCAACACCGACATACACGGGCTGAATCCATACGAATCTGAACTTGATGGAAATACCGCACTTCTAAAGCATAAATAACACAAATAATCTAACTCAGTTTCTTCAATTATTTGTTTGTTCGTTAAATCAATATATGCACTATGGTACTTACCGCTCTTTTCAAACGACGGCTCAACCGCATGCAATAATGTAACTGTCTCATCCAACCACTTCAAATCTTGACGGTCTTTGTATTTATCAGGTAGATAATCTGGGAATATAGTCATTAAGTTGCGTACCGTATAATCAACTTTACGATAAAACGTGTTTATAAAACCATACGCATCTTTTTCAATACAAAACTCACGTATCGGTAACGTTTTATAACTAATACACTTATGCTTATAATCCGGAATCACTTCCATAATTGCATGCCCGAACGCACCACCAGACATATAACATTCATTCATCGCTGGGGAGAAATTACTATACGCACTGTAACGGCGATTATATATGAATTTGTTTTCTTCATCCAATAACGGCCCGTATTTTTTCTGCACTTCCGGGTCAAAGAATTGTAACTTGTGCCAAATGTATGCCTGCGGGGTTATCATACTGTTTAATACAGCAGCGTATATCGGCAACAATGATTGCGCTGTATCGTCCATCTTGGGGATTAACTGTGTCATATTCCCATTTGCGCGCTTCACGCGGAAGTACGCGTTCCGCGGGTCTGTGAATACCGCTATCTCATCCCACTTAGGAAGATAATTCTCGCGTAAACTCTCAAGGCGATTGTTTCTTTCTATATAATAATTTAAGCCCCTTTCCGGTTTCATCTTTTGCTCCTTTCCTTCCTAGCAAATTATACCGTAGCACTTCCTAATGTCGGCTGTCGATTCATCGCGTTAGATAAAAATCCGCTTCCACGATTACGCCCTTGTAAAAACGATGCCAACATTCCTTGTTTGTTCCGTTGGTTTTGTGTTTCTGCCCCAGTCTCGCCCAAGTTAATTAGTGGGTCTGGTACAGGTGTGGGCTTCGGGGTCGGTGGTGTGTGTGCCATAT